AGCTTCAGAAAGAAGATCCTGACTACCGCTTTGTTGCTGTACTAGGTGGCGCTGCTCTAGTAGGTGCAGTTCCAGGTATTGGAGATGTTGCTGCTAAAGGTATACGTAACGCAGCAGATATGATAAAACGTATAGAGGTTGACCCTGATGCTTTAGGTTCACTAGGTGGTAATGTTAGGTTAAAGCCTAAAGAAGAAAGTGTTTGGTCCTACCCAGAACAACTATATGACTCAGCAGATACATCTATAAATGTTAGTAAGAAACCTGCAGGATATAATGAATTAAAGAAACGTGGTGAAATAAAAGATGGTGATGTTATTGTTGACATTGGTGGTGGGCGCTTTGATAACTTAGTAGAAGATGCTGCTGAAGAAGGCGCAACTGTAAAAGTGTATGATCCATTTAATAGAACACCAGAACATAATACAGCAGTTGTTGACTCTGTAAAAGATGGACAGGCTGATATGGCTATGTCTCATAATGTATTAAATGTTATACAAGAAGATAAAAACATTATTGACATTGCTGTGCAAGCAGAGAATGCAATAAAGCCAAACGGTAAAGCACACTTTTCTGTGTACGAAGGTACTGGTAAGGGTGAAGGAAAAGTTACAACAAAAGGTTATCAAAGAAATGAAAAGACTCAGGCATATGTACCTTTAATAGAACAGGTATTTGGTGAGGGTAACGTTACCAGAAAAGGTAAGATAATAACAGCTACTAAAAATGCACAAGGATTTAGTGAGGGCGGTATGGCTTTAGAAGAACAGATGAACATGAACTTTGGTGATGTACCTGATAATACAATAGGCATAGATCCTGTGTCAGGTAATGAGATACCGATGGGTTCTACAGCAGAGAATGTACGAGATGATATACCAGCTAACCTAAGTGAAGGTGAGATAGTTGTAGCTGCTGACGTAGTAAACTTTCATGGTGTAAAACTATTTGAAGACCTACGTGCTGAAGCTAAGATGGGCTACCAAGAAATGGCACAAGATGGACGTATGGGTGGTGAGCCTATGGATGATGACATGGGTATGGACATAGAACTTTCTGAGTTAGACTTAGAAGTAATGGATGATGAAGCACCTGTACAAATGAACAGGGGTGGAAGATCTATGGCTGACTACAAAGATGTAGCAAAGAATAGAAATATAAAAGCTCCTAAACGTACTGCACCACGTAAGACACACGCAGAGATAATGGCTCAAGCTTTTGGTTCTAATACTGATTCACGTAAAGACAACTCTCCAGCAGCTATATCTGCTAGAGTTCAGGCTAGAAAAGATAAACCAAAGAATAGATTTGAAGCTATACGAAACAGACTAAGAGATGTATTTAAAGATGATGATGACAATCAATCTAGGTTTGACTTTGGATTTAGTGGTAACCCTATGGAACGTGCAGCACGTAAGTATGGGTCACCAGCATCAGCAACAAAGAATGAATCACTAAGAGCAGGTCAAGTAGCAGGTACATATACAGGAGGCCAAGAGCCTGTAAATAACTCAGTACGTTACTATGAACAACCATTCTACAAAAGACTTATGGAAGGTTTAGGCTTTGATGAAGGTGGGCTTGTACCAGACGAAGATACAAACCTCATAGGTGGTGAAGCCCAGTTCAATCAACCGTTCTATGCCCCTGATCAAAAGGGTGGCTTTGACATGGAGAACGCCTATGTAGACTATGGTGATAGTACAGGTGGTGGTCCTCTACTTGAGATGCGTGAGTACATGAACGATGAAGGTCACAGAATATTTATTACCTTTATAGATGGTGTAGCACAAATGGAAATACCTGCTGGTTACTATCCAGTGGGTGAAGGTGTAGCTGTAGCTCCTACCCCTGCAATAGGCGGTAGCGGTGGTTCTGATTCTGGAGGAGGTATGGATATGCCAACACCAGATCCTGTTAACTATAAAGAGCTAAGTCTTGAGGAATTAACTGACATGGTAAATAGTCAAGGTGATTTGAAAGGTGATGTAATAGCAACAGGTTTGGGATTACTAAATCCTTTAATGGGCGCAGCAGTTAAGTTTGCAATGTGGAATCAAACAAGACAAGTAAAGAGAGAGATAGAACGTAGATTAACATCTAATGAAACTTCAAATGTAGATAAGATGCGCTATCAAAACTTACTTGAGATTGCAGAAAGAGAAACACCTACACTACTAGATAAGATACTAGGAAGAGACTTTGAAAAAACTGTAGGTCAAATACCTAAACCAGTAACACCTGATACAGATTTTGCTGATCCTACTATGGCTGGTGGACAACCTTACACACCTGGAGCAGGAAGTGTTTACACACCAAATGATCAAACAGCAAGTCAAACTACAACTCCGGGAGTAGATGATGGGCTTAGTAATGAGCTTAAAACACAAATTGAACAAGCATCTGCAGACGCTGCAAGTGCAGCTTTTGGCTCCCCAAGTAAAACTGTTAAACCTGTAGGTAACGATGACTTCATTGAGGCTGTTAAACAAGACCCAGACTCTTTCTTACCACCCACATCTGCAAATGACAATAATGATTCACCTATCTCCAGACCACCTACACCTGCAGCTAAACCCTCACCTATATATGATAATGTTGCAGCAGGTGATTATGATGATGACTCAACAGGTGTTTACAAAGGCGGCATGATGAGGAAGAAGAAGAAGAAAAAATCCAAATAACTATAAGGCTACTCAGCTACGGCTGACCCCAACATAAGGAAAAAACAAATGGCAGAGATGCAACACGAAAAAGTAAACATAAAGAAAGTGCCGATGCAGTCAGCATCATATGCACGTAACGAAGATCGTATTAATAAAGATGAAGCTGAATTAGCAGAGCTAATAAAGCAAGCCAAAGAAGCTAAAGGTATAGTAGATGAGCCAGAAGAAGAAGCCTCTGAAGCTGAACCCAGTAGCGAAGAACCTCAAGCTGAACCAGTTCAGGCAGAGAGTGATACCAAACAAGAAGAGAAACCAGAAGCCAAAGCACAAGAAGATGATGAGCTAAGTGCTGAAGAGAAGAACTTTAAGAAACGTTATGGTGATCTACGCAGACATCAGCAGGACAAAGAGAAAGAGTTTACTGCTAAGATAGAAGCATTAGAATCTCAACTTAGTAAAGCTGCTAAGAAACAGCTTGTACTCCCAAAGACTGATGAAGAGCTAGAGGCTTGGACTAAAGAATATCCTGATATAGCATCTATTATAGAAACTATAGCTGATAAGAAATCTAAAAGTGCAGCTAAAGATATAGAAGATCGTATGATTGAACTAGAAGAGATGCGACAAGATGCACATCGTGATAAAGCAGAAGCAGAACTTGTTAAGATACATCCTGACTTTATAGAGATACGTCAAGACGATACGTTTCATAATTGGGCAAAGGAACAACCTAAGTGGGTACAAGATGCTTTGTATGAAAACGTTGATGATGCAAAATCTGTAGCACGTGTAATAGACTTATACAAAATTGACAAAGGTATTACTAACAAGAAGAAAGCTAAACCTGATGAGAAAGCAGCAGCATCTTCTGTCAAGACAAAAAGTGCAGCAGCACCAGAACCAGATGAGTCAGCTAAGATGATTCGTGAGTCTGAGGTAGCTAACATGTCAATCAAAGAATATGAGAAGAGGGCAGATGAAATCATGGATGCCCAACGTAACGGAAACTTTATTTATGATATGTCAAGAAAGTAGTTGACATTCTAAGTATCATAGATAAAACTATAGCATATACACAACATTAGTGTGTATGCTTAACTCAAGCACTAGCCACACAAAAGAACTACCTCTAAGTACAGGCCCAACGCAGACAGGCAGCGCAGCCTAGAAGCAAAGTTGACTACCCTATTACAAAGAGCCTCTTCATGGTGGATATGTAGCATTACTTCAACGCCATATCTATAAGGAGATTTAACTATGGCTATAGCACTCGCCTCTGGCAAATCAGGATTTGACGGCAATTTCAGCCCGATTATCTATTCCAAACAAGCACAGATCGCTTTACGTAAAGCTTCTGTTGCAGCAGCAATTACCAACAGTAACTACTTTGGTGACATTGCAAATCAAGGGGATGTTGTACGCATTCAAAAAGAGCCTGACGTAACAGTTAACACTCTTGAGCGTAAAACAGCAATCTCTGTAGAAGACCTAGATGATTCTGAGTTCACACTCACCATTGATCAAGCTAACTACTTTGCTTTTAAAATGGATGACATTGAAGACCAGTTTGCAAATGTTGATTTCGTAAGCCTAGCTGCAGATAGAGCAGCATATAAAATGGCTGACGCAATGGATGTAGACTTACTTCTTTACATGTCAGGTCACTTAGCAAACGGTGAGTACTCAACCGCCGCAGCAGGTACAGCACAGCACCCAACGGCTGGCGAAATAAATGGTGAATTTTTAAAGGTTAACCAATTAGACGCTACTGACTTTGGTTCATTAGGTTCAGCAGACGCTGCATCTACAGCATATGCTACTAATGATTCTATTCCATTAGCAGTACGTTTACCTGGCGCTACAGCATTATCAACAGCTACTGTATCACCTTTGTCCGTTGTCGCACGTATGGCACGTCAAATGGATACAGCAAATGTTGACTCACGTGGACGTTACATAGTTGTTGACTCTATCTTCATGGAAATGATGAAAGACGAAGACTCACGTCTCTTGAATGCTGACTTCGGTGGAGCAGGTCTACAGAACGGTCTAGTAATGAACAACTTACACGGCTTCAGAGTCCACGTATCTAACAACCTACCTTCAAAAGGTAACGGTGCAGGACACGCTGGCGCACTAGCTCAGAACGCACATTACGGTGTGATCTTAGCTGGACAAGAAGACGCAGTTGCTTCTGCAGAGCAGATCAACAAAGTTGAAAACTACAGAGATCCTGACTCATTTGCAGACATCGTACGTGGTATGCACCTATATGGACGTAAGATTCTACGCCCACAAGGACTTGTCACAGCACGTTACAACGTTGCATAATCAAGATAAACTTAGAGGCTGGCTTTTGCTGGCCTCTTCGTGCATTTAACAAAAGGACATTCTCATGGGTACTATTACTACAGCAATGTGCAACAGCTTCAAGCAAGAGCTACTTGGGGGTGTTCACGACTTAGACACACACACATTAAAGATAGCTTTAATTAAACCCTCTCCTACAAGTAGCTTCAGTAAAGCTACCACTAACTATTCAGACCTTACAGCTAACTCAGATGAAGCTACAGGAACAAACTATAGTGCAGGAGGACAGGGATTGGATTCGCCTGTCATTTCATTATCAGGGGATACGGCACTTGTAGACTTTGCAGATGAAGTATTCTCTAATTTAACAATTACTGCTGCTGGAGCTTTACTGTATAACAGTTCAGTCAGTAACAAAGCTATAGCTGTATTCTCGTTTGGCTCAAACGTAGCCTCAACAGCAGGTGACTTTACTGTTATCTTTCCTACAGCAGATGCATCCAATGCAGTCATACGTATAACGTAAAGGTAATACAATGGCATTAGTACTAAAAGACCGTGTACGTGAAACCACTACTACTACAGGAACATCAAACCTAACTCTTGGTGGTGCAAGTGCTACCTTCGATACATTCGCATCAGTCATGTCTACTAATGATACGACTTACTACGCCATTGTGCATACAGCTAATGGTACTGATGAGTGGGAAGTAGGACTAGGTACATACAGTGGCACTAACACACTAACACGAACTACAGTACTATCAAGTTCAAACAGTGGATCAGCAACAAACTTCTCAGCAGGAACTAAGTTTGTATTCATAACTTTACCTGCTAGTGTTGCTGCTCACCTTGACCCTGCATCTAACGATCACGATTTAAACTCTATAATCTCTTTTGGTAATCACGACACAGATGATCTATCAGAAGGGTCTACTAATTTATACTTCACAAACGCTAGAGCAGATGCACGTGTAGCGGCATCAACAGCTTTTGATGCAGCAGGTTCAGCCGTTGCACTAGCAATAGCTTTGGGATAGCAATATGGCAAATACATTTCTTAGAAAGACTTCACGTAGCATAGGCACATCAGCCACCATAGTGGGAAGCTACACAGTAGGGAGCAGCACAGCTACAACCGTTATCGGTTTGTCTTGTGCTAATAGAACTACTGCAGCTATAACAGTTGATGTAGCACACAATGACGGATCTAATGATACGTTCTTAGTTAAACAAGCTACAGTACCTAGCGGAGGCAGTCTTGTTGTCGTAGGAGGTGATCAAAAAGTCGTTCTACAAACAAACGATAAGATTAAAGTGACATCAAGTGCTGCCTCCTCTTGTGATGTAATGATGAGTATATTGGAGATTACCTAATGGGTAAGTCTAAAGATTTAGCTTCAGGCGCAGCATATCAGGATCAGACTGAAAGTGATACACGATATGTAAATACCGCTGGCGATACGATGACAGGTGCGTTGACTGTTGATACTGCTACAAGTACAAACCTGACTGTAGATAGTGGTGTATATGGTGGAATACAGTTTAAAGTTGCTGGTACAGACACAGGCTACATTACTTCTTACACTAATGGGTCTGGTGCAGAGGCTATGTATATAGGTGGCGCAGATACAGTCAACTTACACACTGGCACAAATCATGCCTTAACAGGTGGTACTACTAGATTACAGATAGACAGTTCAGGCCGTGTGACAATGCCTAATCAGCCTAGTTTTTCTGCATACAGAGATGCAGGGCATGTTACTGGAGGCAATGTTTATGTTTTTGATCACACTCATTATAATGTCGGAAACATGTATAACTCATCCAATGGTAGAGCAACAGTGCCAGTAGCAGGAAAGTACCTTCTAACTTTTTGGTTAATGACTAACAATGATGCTACATATGATAATAGGTATATTAGACTTAGAATAAACAATGTAAGTCCAGCTTATAAAAATATATATAGTTCTAGTGGTGGTAGTGTTCATCATCAGTTTAGTTGGGCAGGTGTAATTAGCCTAAGTGCTAATGATTATGTTGACATATATGTTGATAACCTGAACATGTACGGTGTTAATGGTATATATAGCAACTTTAGCATGCAGTTACTAAGTTAGGACACAGACATGGCATACATAGGACAATCTCTAACCGAAGGTACAAGAAGGGCGCAAACATATACAGCTACTGCTGGACAAACCACATTTAATGCTGTATACTCTATTGGAAACCTAGACGTATATCAAAACGGAATACTATTACAACCTGCTGATTACACAGCTACCACAGGAACTACAGTTGTGTTAGGCGCTGCTGCTGCACTAAACGATGAGATGACTATTGTATCTCACAACATATTCAGCGTAGCAGATGCACCCACACTATCAGGTGGTGGTACATTTGCAAGCAGCATTAGAGCTACACTGTTTGATAGTGAACAACATAAGACTAAACTGGCATTGTTTCAGACTAATGATCAAACACTGTCAAATAACGTAACCATAGCAAGCACAGAGAATGCTAGTTGTAACGGACCTCTTGCGGTGACATCTGGTGTGACGCTTACAGTTAGTGGGAACTTGACAATCATATGAGTACTTTACATGTAGAAAACTTAAAAGGTCTTAGCTCTGGCGGTAATGCCAATAAGATTATTGTACCGTCTGGTCAGACTATAGACGTTAGTGCAGGAACGTTAACGCCAGGTGTCGGACAAGTAGTACAAGAAACTTTTACTAAAGGTAATAATAACGTTACTTCTTCTGGTAGTGCATGGGTTAACTCAGTAGTTGTAGGTTCAATAACACCAAAATTCTCTAACAGCATAATTAGATTGTTTGCAACAGTAGCCGTTTGGCGTAGTAGTGGTGGAGCATACTTTGGGGTAAGAATTGTTTGTTCTGGTGGAAACACTAACACTGTTGCTACATGGGGTGACGGCTATTATACAGGCGGTGGAGGAATTACTTGGGACACACCTTATCAATGTGAGTTTGTAGGAGGTAGCACTAACGCTATAACTTGTACTTTTCAGTTTAATCCCGCTGGTCACGGTATGTGGTTTCCTAACGATGGGTCTACCCACTCTCCTGATCATAGGTGGACAGTAAAACTGACGGAGATCAAACAATGAGCATCCTAAAGGTAGACACCATAAACGAAAAGACTAGTGGTAATGGTGTTCATATTCCTGGTCATGTTGTTCAGTTTGTATCTACAGATAATCACACGAAACAAGTTATAACAACCAATCAATCATCTGGATTTACAGACATTAGTGGTACTGTATCTATTACTCCTACTAAAACATCTTCTAAAATATATGTTAGAATAGTTTTACATGGCGGTAATATAACGTCTGGTTTAGGTATTGACTTTAGAATATTACGAGACAGTACAGTTTTAAAACATTTTAGCAATATTGCTCATAGGGGTGGTTCAACCATATCAAATGGGAATGTACAGTCACACGTTATAGAGTATATTGATAGTCCATCATCAACATCAGCCCACACTTACAAATGGCAAATTGCATTTAGGACTACAAACTCTGGTACGTTTACTATAAACGATGATTCTGGAGCAACGTCTGGTGCAAGTGTTGGGCAAACTATAATTACAGCTATGGAGATAGCCCAATGAGTTCTATCTTAAAAGTTGATACGATACAGAATACTGGCGGTACTACTGGGTTAACCATAGATAATGGTGGTCATGTAAATTTACCAAGCAGCAATCATATTACTGGCTTTTATAATAATGCTACTTTTGCCGTCAGCACTGGTAGTTTTACTTATATGTCTAATTGGACAAAGATGAACTCTACTTATTTTGGATTTCCAAACGTAGGTACTCAGTTTAGTCATAGTGGTGGTAATTTTACTACTACTAAACCTGGTGTCTACAAAGTAACTTTAGAGTTACATATGAACTCATCCAATAATGCAAGGTGGATAGATTTAAGATTATTATTTACTCCCAATGGCGGTTCGGCTGTTGGTGGTGACTTATATGATCATATTGGAATTGTTTCTAATGATACAACCTACCATACGGCTCATAGAATTAGGTATTTTAATTTTACTCACGCTAACGATAAAGTTCAAGTAGGCACACAGTCTGTTGCAGGTTTGAACATAAGAGGTGCGTCTAACGAATACGACACAGTTATTTATTTTGAGTGGGTTGGACCACCAGTAACATAGGATAAACAAATGACAGATATAGCAACAGCATTAACAGAACTAGGCGTAACCGAATGGGTGTTACGTGGAGAGCCAACGACTCAGGTTGAGTTCGAGACTATGTTCCGCAAGGTTATGGGCGCAGACAGCAACGGCTCTGCCATAGAAAGCTCAGACCCATCACATTTCGGTACAACGTGGGATGCAGTCAAAGCTAAGAAGGATGCCCTTGTAGCAGCAGAACCCATGAAGCTACTGCGTGAGGAACGTAACCGTAGAATAGCAGAGACAGACTGGTGGGCATCAAGTGACCTAACCATGACTGATGCACAGAAGAAATACAGAACTGACTTGCGTGACATAACTAAAAGCGCAACATCATTAGATGATGTAACTTGGCCCACAAAACCCTAGGAGTATAATATGGCAGAGATTAAAGTAACACTAACCGACACAGAACTAAAGTGTCTAGAATATGCAGCAGCAGTTCCACAGGACTGGGCAGACAATGCTTTGACTAACAGAGCTAGAATAGCCAAGGATGAGATCATTGCTGCTCTTGTAACACACTGCAATGCTAACTCAGTAGCACTAGCTGTTGGTGAAGACGCACAGGTAACACAAGCGTTTGACTTAAAGGTTGTTAAGAAAGCATCTGAAGTTGAAGAGTCCAAACCAGAGTAAGGAATATCAATGTCATACATCGGCACTGAACCTAAAGACATAAGATCATTTGGCAGAACTAAGTTTGACTACACTGCTACGCAGGGTCAGACAGCGTTTACTGGTGCTGATGATGACGGTAAGGTATTAGCTTTTACTGTTGGACAGATAGAGGTATACGTCAACGGTATCCTCATGGATGACAGTGACTTCACCACAACTGGTACTGGTACAGTCACACTAGCATCTGCAGCTAACTTGAATGACGTTGTTAATGTTGTATCCTTTGAGACTAACATACCTGACAGTAATTATGTACCTGCTTCAGGTGGTACGTTTACTGGTGCTGTAACGCATAGTGGTAACGTAACTCACAGTGGTACAGTAACTAATAGCAGTACAACAACTATGACAGGTGATCTTACTGTTGATACTAACACGTTTCATGTTGATGTGGCAGACAATAGAGTAGGTGTAGGAACTACAACGCCTGTGCATGATCTACAAATTCACAAAGCAACAGCAAGCTCTCAAGCTCGTATTCAAATGACTACAAATGAAAGTGGAGCTACTAACGGTGATGGTTATGCTGTAGCTATGGAGGCTGGCAACCGTGTCTATCACTGGCTGTATGAAAATGCGCCTATGCAGTTTGCAACAAACAATACCTTAAACATGGTAATTAACGCAAATGGTTCTGTGACAATGCCTAATCAGCCAGCTTTTAATATTGTAGGCACTCAAAATGGGTATTCTGCTAGAATTACAGCAGGAGGAACAACTAACGCTATTCCTTTTAATCTTGCTAGAGGGCAGGGTACTTCTGGTTTTAATACAAGTAACGGTGTTTATACTGCACCTGTTACAGGCACATATCTTTTTACGTTACAAACTATAATAGCAACTGGCGCAAACCACGAAATCTATATGTATAAAAACGGAACTCTTTATGCAAGACATTATCCTGAAGGTGGTAGAGGAGCTAGTTTTTCAAGCATAGTACCAATGGCTGTAAATGATTATATTGTTTTTGGATGTGATTTCGATGTTTACCTGCAAAACACTACTTCTAATTATTCATCAGCAAGTATTGCATTAATAGGTTAGGAGAAACACATGACAAGAGCAAGAGATGTAGCTAACCTCATAGGTTCTGGCAATTACAGCAGTACTACGTTCACAGCTACTGCAGGACAGACAGCCTTTACTATATCCCACACACAGGGATTTGTACAAGTGTTTATGAATGGCTTGCTCTTGGATGAAACAGTAGACTACACAAGCAACGGATCAGCAGTAACACTTACATCAGGTGCAGCAGCAGGTGATGAGATAGAAGTTGTTGCATACAATACGTTTAGCGTTGGTGATGCACTCAACCAAGCAGCAGCCGATGCACGTTACGAACTAGATGGTGCTGAGAATAGGTTTTTAGGTGTTAATGGTACTACGGTAAACACAAGTGCCGATGAGTTTGCAAAAGTACAACAGGGTACTGTTTCTTCTGGTTATGCTGAAATGCATATAGGCAACGACATCAATCAAAGAATTATTTTAGGTTCTATAGGATCAACATATTCGGGTGGTGATTGGTCTGGTTCTAGGTATATATACACTAGTCATGGTGATCTTAAACTAAAAGCTGCTGCTGACTTAGAGATGTTTAGTGGTGGTAATACTATTGCTAACCACCTTACTCAAACAATGAACATCAGTGGTCACATTACAAATCATAGACAGCCTATCATATCTGGTACAATGGGTACGGCTATGACGGCTCCAACTAGCGATACTTTATTAAGTTTCAATGATTTCTTTGTTAATAGAGGTATAACTTTTAACAGTACAACAAAAAGATTTACAGTTCCCACGGCTGGCGTTTACAGTATAATGCTGACACCTTTTGTATATGGTTCCCAAGGACCGCATAGAATTTTAATAGGGGTAAATACAGATACTCCACTTTATACAAATCACAGAGGACACTTTTATACTAATCAAACCACATATGATAGTGGTGCTTTACATAGTGTAGTTGATCTTGCTGCAAACGATTATATAATTTTTCGTCTAATTGCAGGTAAGTTATACAATCAGAGTAATGATAAATTTAACGAATTTAGTATATGTAAAATTGCATAGTTAAGTTAGGAGGAACACATGAGCAACGCAAGAAAACTAGCAGACAATCTTCCTACTGAGGGCAGTCTCTCTGGACGCAATGTTATTGTAAATGGTGGTATGACTGTAGCTCAACGTGGCTCCTCACAAACAGGCGTTGGCATTGATACTTTTACAAATGTTGATAGATTTAGACAATTTGCTTCTGTTGGTGGTATGGTAGGGCGTTCTACTTCAACACAAGAAACAATTACTGACTTAAAGGGATTTACTAAAGCACTAAAATTACAAGTAACTACGGCAGACACAAGTGTTGGATCAACTGAGTCTTATGGATTAAATACTCGATTAGAAGCAGATAACATACTTAGGTTTGGTATTGGCACAGCAAACGCTCAAGCAATTACCCTTTCTTTTTATGCAAAAGCGCCAACAGGTGGTGGAGTATTTTGTGCAGGTATCGCAATGCCAGGTGGAGGTAATTACTTTGAAGAAGTAACCATAGGCACTTCATGGGCCAGACACGAAATTAAAATTCCTGCCACCACTACTAGTAGCCACGCTACTACAGCTACTGGTACAGCGGCTGGAATAGAAGTACAAATAACTTTAATGGCTGGAAGCTCTTATAACACTTTGACAAACAAAACTTGGTCTGTTAGTGGAGCAAAAAGAGCTACTAGCAATCAAACTAACTTTTACTCTTCAACATCAAATAATTTGTTTATCACTGGCGTTCAGCTAGAAGTTGGGCCGCAAAGTACACCGTTTGAGCATGAACCATATGATACCACCCTAGAAAAATGCCAACGCTATTATCAAATCTCTGGTACAGGCAGAACCTATGGAATAGTTTTTAATCAATTCACAGCCACTAACGCCTATGCAAATCAAAGATGGTGGAAACTTATGAGAACAGCTCCAACAATAACAATGAACTCTTTAAGCAATTATAATATATATAATACTGGCGCTTCTAGAGGTAAATCAGCAGTTGGTATTGGTCAGCTTAGTGATAACAGTGGTGAGTTTTACATTACTACAGATTCTTTAACTGCAGGAACAGCTACACACTTAAACACTAACGGAGATGCATTTTGTTGGAAAGCAGATGCGGAGTTATAAATGAATATTACAAGCGCACAATTTGTAAAAGACAGTCAAGGTAATACTTCTGTTGTTAAGGCTACAATAGATGGTGAAGACATTTATGTACCTCAAGATACAGGCAACCGACACTGGATAGCCCTACAAGCATGGGTGGCAGAGGGTAACACCATAGCAGAGGCCGACTAATGTTTGGCTTCGCAGCAGTAGCAGAGACACCACTCTCAGCAGAACTTACTAAGTACACCATAGGTGTTGTTCCTGCTTCTGTGTCTGCAGCTTCTGCGTTAAACGCTCCCCAGTTCTCTGGTGGTGTTAATCTCCCTGCTTTAACAGGGGTTTCTGCTACATTAGCTAACACTGTACTTGACATTAACGGTAAAGCAAATATAACTACTGCTAACGTAGCAAGCACTACAAGTATAGCAGCAATAACAACATCAGGCAAAGCAAACGTTGCACATCCTTCACTACTAGGAACGTTTACACCTAACACACCAAGCATAACAGGTGTAGCTAATACAAACCTACCATCACAAGGTGCATTAGACAGTACTGTTGAAGGTGAAGTAGCTCAAGCTACAAACATTACTGTAACTGTAGCAAATAGTGGTTCTGGTAATAAGTTTTACTTTGATGGAGTAGAGGCTCCAACAATTACTCTTGTAAGAGGGCTAACATACACATTTGATCTTAGTCATTCTTCTTTATCTGGACACCCATTAGCATTTAAGAGTGGTAACAATAGTTACACAACAGGTGTAACAAGCAATGGCAATCCCGGAACATCTGGTGCTAACGTAGTATTTGCTGTACCTTCTGATGCACCTGGAATAGGATTAAGATATTACTGTACTGTTCATGGTAATGGCATGGGCAACACAATTACAACAAGTGCGTTTGCAGTGTCGTTAGTAGCACAAGGTAAAGCTACACATACTTCTGCATCTGTAGCTGCTGTGATAGACAAAGTAGTACCAAGCATAACAGGTTTAGCGTTCTTTACATTACCTGATGTAAATGCTAGTATAGCGCAGAACTTAGATGACCCTACTGGTGTACTCTTTCCGTTTGATGACTTCGCAGAAAACTTTAGCAGAGGTAGAACGGTAACAATAATTGCACCTACTATAGGTAATAGAACTGTATACATTCCAGCAGAAAACAGAACAGTAACTATAAGTCCTGTAAGAACAGACAACGTAGTATACATACTAAACTAAGGATAACAAATGTCTTACAAATGGCCTGAAAAAGACCCAGATGAAACAGCAGACTTTAGTGTAGACTGGTCTAGGTTTCTAGGATCAGACACTATAGCGTCAGCAGTTTTCTTTGTAGATGCTGCAGATGGAACAAAGACTCAAGTATCAACTGCTCAAATAGTAAATAACTTACAGTTTATAGCAGGTACTGTTTCTGGAAACGTAGCTACTGCACGTTTTGGCTTAGGAACAAACAATGTACGGTATAATATTACTGTTCGTATAAACACTACTCAAGGACTTACATACGAGCGTTCTGTAATATTACCTATTAGGGAAAGATAAACATGGCTTATGATTTTGTTGGCTTAGTTAACGACATTAACCACAGACTAAATGAGGTAGCACTTACCTCTACAAACTTTGCAGCAGCTACTGGCTACTACAGTATAGCTAAAGATGCAGTCAACTCTGCAGTCAGACATATCAATCAAGAAGAGTTTGAATGGCCTTGGAACCATGTACAGTCTGAGCTTATATTAGCTGCAGGTTCTATGAAGTATTATTATCCTACAGATGCTAAAACAATTAACATGAACTCGTTTCGTGTAAAGAGAGACAATAGTCTCAACACAGGAACAGTAAAACTAAAGTCACTAGTATATGAAGAATGGTTGGAGAAGTACGCTGATGATGAGTTTAATACAGATACAAGTATACGTGGTGTTCCTGAGTTTATTGTACGTACACCTAGTAGGGAGCTAATCTGTCACCCTGTACCTGACAAATCTTACACCATAGTTTATGAGTATTACTCAATGGGCTATGATTTAGAGAACCCTTTAGATGTACCGTCACTACCACAGCAGTATAGGTTTGCTATAATAGACGGTGCTATGTATTACGCATTCCAGTTTAGAGGTGATACCCAAGCTGCAAGTTTAGCTTTAGATAAGTTTGAGAAACAAATAAAAGATTTAAGAGCTATAAATATAAATAGAACACCATACCTAAGAGATAGAAGAGTTAGCTTCTAATGGCAGTACAATGGACTACATTCCCTATGGAGTTCAAGGGTGGGTTAATCTCCAACCTTACTCCACTACAACAGGGTACTAATGCTGTAGGCTCTGCTACTATACTACAGAACTTTGAGTCTGATAGAGAGGGTGGTTACAGTAAGCTAAAAGGTTATAGCAAGTTTAGTACCACAGCAGTTCCGGGTACAGGTGAAGTCTTAGCTATGAAGGTTGTATCTTCAGGCAGAGTTGTTGTAGCTAGGAAAGTTAATGCTGCTGCAGTAGCAGCCTATGGTACACTAGCCTCTGGTGATCTAAACAAAACAGCATACTATCATGGCACAGGAACTTCTTGGGCGCATGTAGGTACAAGCTCTTCCACAAATACATTAAAAGCAAGATACGCATCCTTTAACTTTACTCAAGAAGATAAAACAATCTTTGTTGATAGTAAAAGTTATCCTATAATATTTAATGCTAGTGGTAGTAGTACTACACAATTATCTTCATCAAATAGCACAGACGTACAGGGCGCAGAGAATGTTGTAGTATTCAAGAACCATGCTTTCTACTCTAAGGGTAGTAAGATATTCTTTACAGCACCTAACACAGTAGATGACTTTGCTACAGGTAATGGTGCTGGTACAATAAATGTAGGCTTTGATGTCACAGGTATGATAGGCTTTCGTGAACAGCTTATCATCTTTACTACAGACACAATCAAGAAGCTTGTAGGTAATACTTCATCTGACTTTAAGTTAGAGCCTATCACAGATAGAATAGGTTGTATCAACCCAGATAGCATACAGGAATTTGGTGGTGACATAGCCTACCTATCCCCTGATGGAATACGTTTACTTAGTGCTACTGACCGTATTGGTGACTTAGCTCTTGACGTAGCCTCTGATAACATCTATAAAGATGCTAATGAATTTATATCACAGACAGATGTGTTCTGTTCTGTATTAGTCAGAGGTAAATCTCAATATAGACTATTTGCATATATACCTTCTGTACAAGCATCTAGTGCTTCAGGTTTAATAGCTACTAAATTTATTGCACAGGGTGGTAGTGGTATAGCTTGGTCAACAACAAAAGGACTAAAGGTAAACGTAGCAGATAGTACATACTCAGGCGCACAAGAAACTATTATGTTTGGCAATGATGATGGCTTCTGTTATAAGATGGACTCAGGTAATTCTTTTGATGGTGGTACAATAGAGTCAATATATGAATCACCTTTCATGCCAATTACAGATCCACAAGTACGTAAGACTATGTACAAGTTAACACTATATGCACAGCCAACAGGAACTATGGCATTAAGCTTAAACTTTAAGATAGACTTTGACTCAAGTAATGATCCAAGTATTGTACAGCCTCCTACTATAACAGTATCTTCAGCAGCAGCAGGTGGCGGTGTATTCTTATTTGGTCAGTCTGGCGCTGTATACGGTGGTGCAAAGTTTGGTGGTGTACTAGATCAGATATATAAAGAAAACTTAGTAGGGTCATTCAAAACAATTTCAATGCGTATTACAGATAACTCAACAAATCCAACCTTTACTCTTGACACGGCAATTCTTGAGTATAGACAAAATGATAGGCAGTAATTATGGCAGGTTATACAAGACAAGCAGCAGCTAACATAGCTACAGGAAGTGTTATTGACGCTGATGATTTTAATGATGAGTACAATCAGGTACAGTCAGCATTCAATGCTAGTACTGGTCACACCCACGATGGCACTGCAGCAGAAGGTGCAGCTATTGAAAAGATAGGACCATCACAAGACATAGTAGCTACAGCATCTGTACTTAGACCTAAGACTACTAACGCTGTAGATTTAGGTACAACAGCACTACAATACAAAGATGCTTTCTTTGATGGCACAGTAAAAACAGACACACTTACTGTAGATGAGAATGCTGCAATAGCAGGTAACCTAAGTGTAGCTGGGAACCTAACAGGTAGTGGTGTTACTGCTGGTGCAAGAGCTTCTGTATCTGCAGGTACTGGTATATCTTACAACAGTGGTACTGGTGTTATTACTTGTACTGTTGATACTCCTGCAGAAGTAGGATTGTCTAACTTATCAAACAACGGTAATAACCTATCTGGTAGCTTTACTGCAACAGGTAACGTAACAGCTTTCTCAGATGAAAGACTAAAAGAAAACGTAGAAACTATTGAAGGTGCGCTAGATAAAGTGTCACAGATGCGTGGGGTAACCTACAACTATAAAAGTGAACTAAATGATGGTCAGCGTGGCACAGGTGTTATAGCTCAAGAGATGCAACAAGTTATGCCAGAGGTTGTAGAAGAGGGTGAGTACTTATCTGTAGCATATGGTAATATAGTAGGTGTGCTTATAGAAGCTGTAAAAGAATTAAAAGAAGAACTAAATAAGTGTAAGTGTAAAAAGTGTGAGTGTGAGTAATGGCTCTCCAAGCTAGTGGTGCTATAAGTTTAGATGACATGCATGTAGAAGTGGGTGGTACTAGTGGTACTACCTGTTCTTTAAATGATGCTGACATTCGTGCATTGATAAGTGTAGGGGATAGTGGACAGCAAAGTATACAACAGTATTATGGTGTGTCTTCTGAGACAAACTTACCTACTGGCGGTAGTCAGGTCAACGGACAAGTACAACTACAACAAATTACAGCGTCAAGCTATATATCATCAGGAGAGACTTTACGTGTACCTAGTAATATGTGGGTTTGGTCAGACAGTACATCAGTAGCAGCTTTAATAATAGATATACCATGTACTGTTATTAATGACGGTAAAATTATTGGTAAGGGTGGCAATGGTGGTTGGGGATTTTCAAACCCAGGAGCCACGGCTGGTGGTCCTGCAATTAGCGTAACTGCTTCAGGTGTAACTATCACAAATAGCTCTGGCGCTTACATTGCTGGAGGCGGTGGTGGCGGTGGTGCATACTCAGACTATAGTAACCCTAGTGATGCCCACGCAGGAGGTGGTGGTGGCGCTGGCGGTGGCGTTGGTGGTCGAGGAAGAATAAATTATGGATTTTGGCAACAAGGTCCAGGTGGTGCATTGAACGCAGAAGGTGGTGACGGTGGTAATGGTGGTAATGCAAATAACCCAGTAGATAATGGTGGAGGCGCTGGCGGTGGCGGTGGAGGACATCAGTTTGGTGGTGGTGGCGGTGGACGAATTTTGCCAGGTGTAGGTGGTGGAAATGGTGGTTCAGCAGGAAATGCTGCGACTTCCCCTGGTAGTACCGTCTCTAGCCTTGCAGGAGGTGGAGGCGGCTGGGGTGCGGCTGGTGCGCTTGGTGGTGGTCGTTACGCTGGAGGCGCAGGAGGTGCAGCTATAACAGGAACATCAAGAACGCTTAATAATAGTGGCACAATATACGGATCAACATAATGACACCTGAAGAAATAGAAGCTATGCTAGATCGTGCAGCAAAGCGTGGTGCTAAGATAGCACTGCGTGAAGTAGGACTACATGATGATGATGCTCGTAAAGACATAACAGAGATGCGTAACTTGCTAGAAGCATGGCGTGATACACGTAAAGGTGTGTGGTCAACTATGGTCAAGATGTCAACTGTAGCAGTAATAACATTCATTGCAGCATCATTGTGGATGCAAATAGGGAAATAATAATATGGCTAAAAAGTTTATGGGTTTCAAGCCTGAGACAATGACAAACAAGATACTACCAGCGTTGGGCTACAATGGACCTAGTGATCAAAAGTCTATCAATGCTTTCCTAGCAGCTAGTCCTGCAGCAGCAGCCAAGATGGGTAAGTACACTATGGCAGCTAGACAGATGGTTGAGGGCAAGCGTATCAATGCGGCTAGAGGTATGAGTGTAGCAGATGCGGCAAAAGTTGTATCAAAAGAAATAAAAAAAGCTAATAATCCTTTTGCAGGTATGGATGCTCGTCAAATGGCTAGAGCTATAGGCACACAAGATAGTGGTGGTGGAGGATCACGACAGCAAGCCTCTCCTGTACAATACCAATCTACTAATCCTAGCGCACCTAATTATCTTACACCACGTCCAACGCCACCAGAATACCTACCAGGTGGTAGTAAATATATTGGACCAGCAGGTGGCCCTACTACAAATCCAGATGGTTCAGTTACACTAGGTGGTCAATATACAGGCCCGACTGGTACACAAATGCCAAGCGGTTCACTACTATCAAAACAGATAGGCACTGACCCAACTGCAAGTGTAACCAAAGCAAACGTTGTAGCAGCAGATGGTGGACCAAACGCACTTATAGCAGGTGGTACAGGTCAAGCAGGTGCAGCAGCACAAGCAGGTGTAGCAACAGCAGCAGGGGCTGCAACAGCAGAAGAAATTGCTGCTATGTCACCAGCGCAGTATCAAGCTTATCAATCACAACAAGCATTACAGACAGCCTTACAGAATTACTTAGCAGCACAAGGGCAGGTTGGTCCTGACTCTATTGTAGATCCTGCACAAATGGACCCTTTTACAGCAGCAGCACTACAGCTACAGGCTGCACAAATAGCAGAGCCACAAACAGTACAAGCTCCTAATCCTTTACAGGTATCACAGGATCAGCTAGTCTCTGGCTCTACTGTAGATCAGGCACAGGTAGATGCTACTATAGCAAAGAACCAAGCTGCATCTGTAAAGACAGAGCTAGACACTTTGATGCAGGACTTTGCTGGTGGTAACACACCCTCATGGGCTGCAGGAGCTATGCGTAATGCATCAGCAGCAATGGCTGCACGTGGGTTGTCAGCTTCTAGTATGGCAGGTATGGCTATTGTACAGGCAGGTATGGAAGCAGCATTACCTATTGCACAGATAGATGCATCCAACAAACAAGAAGTAGCTTTACTGAATGCTGAACAACGTGCCAGCTTCTTAGGCATGGAGTTTGACCAAGAGTTCCAAGCCAAGGTAAGGAATGCAGCACGTATATCAGAGATAGCTAACATAAACTTTACAGCAGAACAACAGATAGCATTAGAGAATGCTAGGATGGCACAGACTGTAGACTTAGCTAACCTAGATGCTAGGCAGGGTAAAGTTTTAGCTGATGCAGCTACACTGTCACAGATAGACTTATCTAACCTGAACAACAGGCAACAGGCTAACGTACAGAATGCTAAGTCATTCCTACAAATGGACCTGACTAACCTAAGTAATGAGCAGCAGATGCAAGTTCTTAAAGCGCAGGAAACTGCTCAAGCTATACTAAGTGATGGTGCTGCAATAAATGCTTCAAGACAGTTTAATGCTTCATCCCAGAACCAGACAGATCAATTCTTTGCAGGACTAGGTTCACAGGTACAGAGGTTTAACGCAGAGCAGATCAACGCTATCAACCGTTTCAATGCAGGTGAGACTAATGCAGTATCACAGTTCAACACTGCACAAACTAATGCACGTGACCAGTTCAATGCACAGAACCATCTTGTAGTTGCACAAGCTAACGCAGCATGGGCGCAAGCTATTACTACAGCAGCCAACGCAGCAGCTAACCAAGCTAACAGAGATGCAGCACTAGTAGCTAACAATCTTACATCCACAATGTATAATAATGCTATACAACGTGAGCGTGATCTGTTAGCATGGGCATGGCAGTCTGGCGAAAGCGAGAGAGACAGAATAACAAAAATACTAGAGGCAGAGATAGATGCAAATGGTGAATCACAATCACTGCTTGAGACTTCTGCTGGTAATTTTGTTGGTGAGCTTGTCACAGGTGCAGCCTCTTATATCATCGGTAAGTATCTACCATTCCCTAAGTAAAGGTATAACAATGTACGATCCTAAGTTTACACAAAAACAAATGTATGACCAGTATGGTAGCTCTCGTGAGACTACTAAGACTAAGCCTAATCCTGGAAAGCAATTTGCTGACAGTATGAAAGCTGGAGGTGGTGGTAGAAACACTAGTGGTATAGGTGCTAAACGTCCTGACTACTCTTCTAATACATTTGGTGGTGGACAGGACAACAATCCAAACAGGGATGAGTATGAAAACAAACCTACTGTAGCTAAAGTATATGAAAAGACTGTAGATCTATTCAAGTCCTTTGGAGCTAAAGAACCAGAAGCTTTGATAGTTGATGGCAAGAGAGTATATCAAGGGCCACTGTTTAGTGGGTATGATCCTACTGTACGCATAGGACCGTTTGGTGGGGATGCTGGTAAGAAGCAGTATCGTTTAGGTATGCCTATACTTGGGGAAGTATCACCAAGCTACCCATCTCCTACGTTACCGTCTGGTGATAACAACCCTGCTCTAAATATGTTTGGTGTAAGACGTGGCTTTACACGTGGAACAGATATGCCAGAGCTACCTACATCAACAGATGTGCCAGCCAACATGGACCCTAAAACTAGAGCATTATCTCAGGGAATATTACCTATACCTGATGAACCTACTGCTCCATATACAATAAGGTCTGGTGATACTTTATCTGATATAGCTAAGATGACAGGTACTACTGTTGAAGAACTAGCAGATATAAACAATATAGAAAAAGTAGATGAGATAGATGCAGGTGTAGTAATAGATATACCCATTAGAAGAAAACCTTCTGGGTTAGGTACTAATCCTACCAGTACAGAATTTATGGATGCAGCTACAAAAGAAATGCTTGAAGATATGACACCAGTCAAAGCTGGTTTTTGGGATTTTTTATTTGGAAAAAAAGAACCACAAAAGTTTGAAATAACAGTGGATGAAATAAAAGAGTATGCAAAAGAAAACTTTGATCCTGTACAAGCTGCTGCTTTTGTTGCTACCTTTGAAGCAGAGACAGGTAGTGGTAAAGATTTAGTTGAAAATGGTTATGGCAAGAAAGATGCTGTAAGAGTTTTTGTTGAAGCTAATAGAAGAAAAGACGGTACACTTTCTGCAGCAATGAAGGAAAGAAAAAAGAAAATAGAAAAAGCTAAAGACTCTGAAGAAATATTTAATATAGTTTATGGAAATCGCTTAGGAAATACTTCTTCTGGTGATGGTTTTACCTATCGAGGAAGAGGTCCAATAATGTTAACAGGTAAAGAAAACTATAAAAAAGTAGGAGATGCCATTGGTGTAGATTTAGTAAAAAACCCAGACCTTTTAATAACAGATAAAAACGTAGCTCTCAAAGCAACAATGGCTTACCTACAACAGAAAAAATTTAATAGTGTATCAAGTGCAAGCGAACTTGCGGCTGTAGTAGGGCACTCAAATCCAAAAGGAAAAGAGGGTATCCGAAGGTGGAACAAAGCTAGCAAGATATATGAAGAAATGTATGGAACAATTATGCCTACTAAAAAACCGAAACAAAGACCTGAAGGTTTTAAAGGGATAGTAATAAATGAAGATACAAACCCATCTACCTCTCTTCGCCCTAAAGCTAGACCGTTAGGAAGACCTTAATGTTTGGACTACCACTAGAACTTATAACAATGCTTTTCTCTACCGTACTAGGTGGAGTTATGTCTTTAATAGGACAGAATGCTAAGAATAAAGCTGAACAACAAAAGGCTTTAATAGGTGCAGTCAACGAAGCCAGAGAGCATGGCAGTAAAGACATACACTTTGCATGGACACGTAGGATCATAGCTTTATCTGCAGTCTTTGCTATTATTGTCTTGCCAAAGATGGTAGCTGTATGGTATCCTGACGTAAGCGTTATCGTAGGTTACACAGAAGTACATGGCGGTTTATTTAACTGGCTATTTGGTGGTGACGGTACAGTACAATGGCAAGCTGCACGAGGTTTCGTTATCACACCACTAGACACGCACATAGTATCTGCTATAGTAGGCTTATACTTTGGTGCAGGATTTACTAAATAGGAAAACAAAATGAAGACATTAGCAATATTTGATCAACCAATTCCAGGCCAGTCTTTAACAGGTGAACCTAAGAATAACCCTTGGGAACAGCCAGCAGAGATGTCCAGTGTAGAAGATGTTACTATGTTTTATATAGAGAGCATGGCTAACCAAGAAGTAATAGATGATCTAGCTGCTGTATGTCAGGCAGGGTTATCTCTCAAGCCTATAGTAAATACTATTGTAGGTGCAGGTACTATGAATGGTATCCACTCAGTTGATGTAGCTATGTTAGTCAAGCCTATTATACATGAGTTCCTAAAGCAAGCTATCACAAGTGTAGGCGTTGAGGTTTCAGATGATGGTAAAGATTATCAGAAGGAAGCAGAAGATAGAGAGCTACAACGTTTCCAAGCTATAGTAGGAGCATACCTAAAAGATAATCCTGATGATGGTTCAGATCCAGGAAAAAGAATGTTAAGTGATTTGGTTGAAGAAGAGCCAGAGGAAGAAGACACACCAGAAGAGAAGCCAATGGGCTTGATGGCGAAAGGTTTATAAGATGGGATTTGATTGGAAAGCTTTTGGAGCAGCCTTCTTAGACAAGCAGACAGAGAGTATCAGAAAAAGAAGGACTGATGCTGAAGAGTATGAAGAGGAACAAGAAGATCTAGCTAAAGCAAATAGGAAAGCAATAGCTGAGAGAACTCTATTAGCAGATAATGTTGGGTCTATGGCACAGAAAGCTATAAACCTAGGCGCTACTAAAGAACAAGTTGTAGCTGCTATGGGTTCTGGTGCGCTGGGTATAAAAACTTTTTATGAGAAACTACTAGCTGCTGCAAATCAAAAAGGCATGCAGACACTAGGCCCATCTGATGTAGAAGCTATTATAGATATGCCTGAAGTGTTTGAGATAAACCCTGAATATATAGACATGAATCTCAATCAACTTGCTAAGATACAATATGGTGCTAAGACAGACCCAACTCTTGCAACAGAACAATCAGATGTCCAATCAAGTGACAGCCTACTTGCTTCCATGTTTGGTACAAACGCTATGAGCCAAGCAAAGCAAAGACTAGGAGACACAAATTATATAGGCAACATGTCTATAGCTGATGTGAATGAGCTTGCTGCACAAGCAGATTATGATTCTCTCTTTCCTAACTTGGGTGTTAACTTCTTTGACAAAGAGTTCTATGGACCACAGGCAGCTAGTGAGTTTCTAAAAACACTTACTGATATAGAGATGGATGCTGCTAGTGGAACGGCTGCTGAAGATTTTATTAAAGCTGCTCGTACTGCACACATGGAAAAGATGCGTGAAGGTAGTGAAACATATGATGAGGGATATGCTGCTAGAAACGAGGGCGTTACTCCTATGCAGAAAGAGCAAGACGCTAGAGAGTACTTGATTCAAACTCAAGCTAGAAGTATTATACAAGGAACTATAGGAAATTTTGGTCAGACTGGACTGTTTGATCATCAACCATCTGTAGATCTAATTAGAAAGATTATGGGTGACCAGTTTGTAGAAGATGAACTAGCATTGTTAAATAGTTTTAATCAACCAGAAGAAAACAATACACAGTTAAATGATAGAGAGGAAAACCTTGGTAGTTTCGAAGCAATCAAAACTGGAATGGAGGAAGCCGAAGCAAGAACACAAGCAGGAGTTATCGAACAAGAAGATACTCAAACGCCAACGCCCGATTCAGAAACTCAAGAAACAACGATACCTACAGAAGAAAGCACTGAAGAGTTTGTACCAAATCCTAGACCAGAAAGCAAAGGTACACTAAAAGATGCACTAGATGCTGGTGGTGTTAACGCTTGGGATAAAGACTATGCAGGTAAACTAGATCCTATAACAGGCGAGAAGATTATGGTAGACCCAAGACCTGCTGAAGGTGGGCCTAAAGACAAAGAAGTAGAGTCGGTAAATAAATTTGGTATTAGGCAACCAGGAAAAACTAGGAAAGTGACAGCACAAGAAGAGTGGGATATACTCTACGGAGATACACACAACCCAGATGGATCACCTAACTTAAAGAAGAGATAATATGGCAAGCTACCAAGATAATAAGAGAAGTATGGATGAACTATTTAGTGGCACTTCTAGTGCGCCTAGTAGGGAAGAAGACTTTTACATAGATAAGAATGTTACTCTAAAGAAGGATGATCTCAAGGTGGGTCAGAACCTAGCTAAGGTACGCAGGTACATGGCAGGACGTAAAGGTGTTGGCTATAAAAACAAAGATGTAGAAGAAACTGTAGATGACTTTGTACAACACATGCGGTACTTTAATTCCAACGCTGTTAGCACCACAGGTGAACTAAGGTTTATAAATAAAGCAGACGATAAGATGAAGAAAACTGCTAGGGATGCTTATCTGCTATATGAACAACTAGGTAATGTGTTCCAGAATGATGGGGCTATGGGTGCTGTTGATGGTATAAAGGATTATATCTTTGCTGCAGCTAAAGACCCTACTAACTATGTAGGTCTTATCACTGGTGGTGTTGGTAGACTTCTTGCAGGTAGCTACACAGTAGCAGGTAAGAAGATTGTACTAGATGCAGTAAAGAGAGCAGGACTACAGGCTGCAAGAGATGGTGCTAATTCTACGCAGATTAGAAAAGCAGCAGAGAAAGCTGGGATGCAAGCAGCTAGAAGAGCAGCCAAAGCAGGACTATCTAAAGGTCAGTCTAAGAAAGCAGCAGAGAAAGTAACACAAGAGGTTACTAAAGAAGGACGCAGAAAAATAGCACTGGATGCCATGAAGGGCAAACAGGAAGCATTATTTGACAAGGCAAGAGGCACATCTTTAAAGGTAACCGTAGGAGCAGACGCAGGTTTTGCTATGCTACAGGATAGTCTAGCACAGAAGACATTGATGGAAGCTGGCGCTCAAGAACAGTACAGTAAAACACAAACAGCTTTCTCTTCTTTGTTGGGTGGTGTAGCAGGTGCAGCACAGTTAGGCTTCGGTAAGTTTCGTGGTTTGTCAGGACTTGAAGAACCTACAGATACACTAGGTGATATAGCTAAGACTGTTATAGAAAGTAACTCATCTATACTCTCCAGACAGGATAGTAAAAAAGTTACCAAACAAATGCTAGAAGACATTGAGGCATGGAACTCAAAGGTAGACAGAGGTTTAAAACTAGAGGCTTCTGTTATGCCATCAGATTTGTTTTCTAATATAATGCTAGGTGCAGATGGTAAGGGTGGACTAGCAAAGCTGATGAATGATAGAGGCTTGAAGATACACTCTAATAAACTAACAGCGGATGTAGTAACTAATGTGGTTAGGTTCTTACCTGAAGAAGACTTGGTAAATATAAACAAGGCTATGGGTAAGTATACAGAACTAACACTAGGAGAGTTAGCTGACACTAAAGGTATTAACCTAAGAGACTTACTATCAAAAGATTCTAGTGAAGCAGGTAAGATCCTAAACGTTCTTTCTCAAACAAAGCGTATTGTTAACTCAGGTATTGTAGCTGCTGGTGATAAGACTAAAAGAACTTTAGAGGATGATATAGCAGAGGCTACCCAAGAAGTAGACAAGATGAATAATTCACAGCCGTTAAAGTATGGACAGTCTGTGTGGAAACGTTTACTTGTTTCATCTCCTGCTACTACCATGATCAACGTGGCTGGCTTTGCTCAATACTATGTAGGTCAGAGTATGGCTGACTTGTTTAACTTTGGTATGCTAAGTATGAAAGCTCTTAGTCAATCTACATATGATACTACTGCTGCTAGAGAAACAATGCGACAAGCACGTGCGTATACACAGATACAATCACAGAAGTTTAGAAACTTACTAGACCCATACACTACACACGATTCATACATGAGGTTCTTAAAAGAATCTAACAACGAAACAACACGTAAGAAGTTATTCGAAACTATGTCAGGTGGTGTAGAAGTTCAGGGTGAACGATTCGGCATGGACCCTAATAGCAAACTATTTAGAAACATAGAAGCTGGTTCTAATGCAGCAAGTAATATATCTGGTGTACGTATACAGGATAGCTTTACTAAGTCTCAGATGTTTATGACTGAGATGGATAAGTATATGCGTATAAATAAAGGTATAAGTTTTAGAGATGCTATGGTAAAGGGTGAAGAGCCTGACCTAGACGCTATCCAAGGTGCGCTAGATGCTACGCTCAAGTCTGTATTCTCTAAAGACTACACAACTACAGAGCAGCCAGAGCTACTACGAACTGCTGCTAAGATGGCTGAAACTTTTTCTAACACTCCAGGTTTTGGTACACTCCTACCGTTTGGTAGGTTCTTCAACAACGTCATAGCCACTTCATACCAGTGGTCACTGCTGGCTGCACCAGAACACTTCTATAAGTTCACTAGGAATGCTGTTAATGGTGTGAGAGGCAAAGGACCAAAGAACCTTGACATAACAGAGAGAGAAGCCTTTGCGCGTTTCGTTGTGGGTAATACAGCGTTGGGTCTGTCTATGCAGTATGACAACGAAAGAAGAGAAAAGAATTTAGGTGTATATGAAGTAGATGTAGGTGGTGGTACTATTGTAGATGCCAAGAACACCTACCCATTCTCTCTATGGCTTGCAGCAGGTAGGGTACTAAACACTATGAGAAATGGTGAGCAGGTATCAGCAGACTTACAAAGAGAGATAGGTACACAGTTAGCTGTTGGTCAGCTTGCACGTGACACACAGTTTGCTAACGACATAAACAATATGTTAGATGTGTTAACTAATGTAGACATAGACAAGAGAGCAGCAGCTATAGATGGTATGTATAAGGTTACTGGTAACTTTGTAGCAGGTTTTACTAGACCACTAGATGTACTAAACAAAGCTGTAGGTTTTGCTACAGGTACAGACACAGCTAAAGATGTACGTCAAGCTGAAGGTATCAATACATTCTCACAAACTTCTACTAAGTATATAGACAATATACTAGAGACATTCATTGATTCGGTAGACGCTATAACAAATGATACTTTTACAAAGATTGGACTAGGTGGTGAGGATGCCATAACAGGTAAGGAGTTATCTGTAGCTACCAGATCAGGAGAGATATATGATGCTAATCCTTTTGCAAGACTGTTTGGATTAACAGTAAAGCCTAGCAAGACAGCTACAGAAACGGTATACTCTATGGCTGACATGGCTTCTTGGAAAGCTAGTGAGAGGACAAACATACCTGCCTATGATAAAATCTTCAATGGTATGTTAGCACCTATGCTTGAAGTTTACACTCAGGAGTTGCTAAACAATCCTAAGTTTCAAGACGCAAGCATAAAACAAAAGCGTGGTATGCTCAAGAAAAGAATGTCTGATGTTAAAGCCAGAGTTCGTGAGAGCATGGATAGAGGCTACGCAGGATACGAAGGTAGTATTCTAAACAAAGCAGCCTCTCTAACTAGAAGCTATAGTAAAGAGACTAGAAGAGAAGCTATGCAAATGTTAAAGAAAGACTACGGTATAACTGGACAGCTAGAAGATCTTAGCTTCAGAGAGCTTGAGTTGTTTATGCGTTACGCACAGTTTATCAAAGATGCAGAGGACGAGGTAGGCAAGCTATGATCTATAGCTATGCCCTGCCCACATCTTACACTCAAGGAGTTTATCTCTAGCTTTCTTGCGCTGGTCATTGTCCTCAAGATTATCCAATAAAAACTTATCTACTACTCTTATAGCATCAGTCAAGTCTTTCTTGAACTGATTACGCTTGGCTTGCATGTAGTTTGTAGCTTCACGTTCCAGTTTCATCAAGCTGCCTTTTCTAAATTTACTGATAGTTTATTTAATACATCTTTAGCCTGTTCTATACTTATCTTAAACCATTCACCTCTTTGTTCTTCAGCTATCTTAGCTGCTGCTTTATGTGCTTGTGCTTCTGATACACGTCTATTGTTTGACACAACCACATGCTCTAGTGAGTAGTCTCTGAAGGGGCTGCTAGTCTGATAGCCATTACATCTATCATCAGCATCAACAGCCATGCCTATCTTGACCCACTCAGGCCAAGCAGGATTAGTTATGGCATATACATATCCTTCTTTAATAGAGTCTAACTTATACGTACCATCAAAGGCTGCATCATTAAAAGTTTTGTAGCGTCCAGGTTTGTGTAAGGGATGTTTAGTTGATATAATTTTACCATTTACCCACATCCTATTTTTGTTTCTGTTTTGGTAGCCTTTATTACGTTTAGAATTACAAGGTGTGCAATAATAGTGTGCAATTCTTCTACCACTTTCTTTCCAATTAACTCCTACTTCTAGTTCTACTTCACAACCTATACAGCATTTCATATTATACCTCCTGTGGTATTTGGGTACACCATACCCAGTAGTCTGCTTCCCACATAGACTTAGGTCTAGTAGCCTCTAAGTATTTGGTACGTGCAGACACAGCAGCATTACACTTTTCTCTGTTTTCATATAAGATGTTGTCGCTCATAATCAATGGCTCTCCATTAAATATAAAGAGCGCTACTAATACCCAAGCCATGTGCTATTCCTTTGCTTCGTAATACTGTTCTACTTTATCATTGACCCAAGGTTCAAGATACTTCTCTGCTATTGCGCCTACTGCAAAGTAAGCTATTACTGCTGATACTATTACTTCCATGATAACTCCTATGTTATATCTACTACTTCACACACGTCACCAGAGCAAGCAAATGTTTGACTGGACTTCGTGTTGTCTTCTTGTTCATACTCTGAAAGTTTATTCCAGTCAATCTTTTTCGGCATGGTCTTGAGTAATTCTTTATACTCTTCCTTGCTGCAATCTTGATATGGAGCTTGCTGATAGGTATGGTCTGAGTGTGGTAGAAAAGATACACCTGACATTTCGTCAAAGTGTTTATAGACAAAGGCTCCTACCTCAAGCCATTCATCATCACGTACTGAAATTGTAACTGAGGGCTTATGCTCACACCAATGTCTTTGGTATGTAAGCCAAGTCTCTAGCTGTTCAATAGCAGTCATGTCGTTGCGTGTTATAGCATTCTCTGGTGATCGTACAGGAAAGCTGAACACTGTTGTAGTGTCACCCTTGAATACACAAGGCTCATTAGGTACACCGTTGTCAATCATAAACTGTGTAAGTGGGTCTTTATTATCACCTCGTACAGTACGGATGTAATATGGAGAGTGACGAGCATGTATACCACTGGCACTGTCCACCAACTGCGAGACAGTACCCGAAGGTTTGACGCAGGTAATAGCAGCAGACTGAGGTATATCAAGCAAGTCAGCGTATTCATGATTAGTAGCCAGTGCGATATTCCGTAAGTCATCTAATAGCTTCTCCAAGTTAGAGTTAACAGCAGTCATCAATGGGTTGTCCATGATACCTGTCAGCGACACACCAAGCAATCTCTCTTCTTCAGTATTACGTTGCCACACTTTACGCAGGTACGGAAACTTTGTGTACGAGCTTTGGATTGTGCCAAGTATTGTGGCGACTTTGACTTTACGCTCCAAGTCTTTAAGCGTATCAGTGGAACGAACAACAACTTCCGTAAGATTACAAAACTGGTAGGGTCTAAGTATGATCTCACTGCATGGATTAGTTCCGAACTGCCAGTCAGGATCACGCCTACCATACTTAGCAGCCTGTGCTTTAGATGCTTCACGATTAAATATTCCCCTCTCTCCTGACTTACTCTCTACTAATGCTGTCCACTCACGCATGAATGTTTCTATGTCTGGCTTCTCTGTGTATGATACAGAGTTGTTAGCTAATGCTCTGTGTGGTGCTGTCTCCCACCACTGTCCTGACTTAGCGTGACGCATACGATCATCACTTAGGTTAGACAAACTAATCATGGCTGACCTACGTACACCTCCTACTACAACTATCTGTCCAATGAAACACATCAAGTCGTGGCATTCCATAGAGGTAAGCTTACGTCCTTGTGCATTCTTAAACGTGTTGACTGAGAAGTTAAACAACTCGACAAGAGGTCCAGGACCACTGGCTCTACCACCAAACGTCTTGAGCCTAGCACCTGCAGGACGTACACGAGTGACATCCCACTTGGGTATCTCACCTGCCCATAGTAATGCTAGTAGCTGACGGAAAGACTTAGCCCAACCTTCCTTGCTATCCTTAACTACAATGGTAGTCTCGCTGTCAAACAACTCAGGTACTTCAGGTAGCTGCTGCACGAACTGACGCTCAACACTGAAGCCTACACCTGTACCACACAACAGTATGAACATAGCCTCATCGAAAGACTTAGGGTCATCGACAGGTAGGTATGAGCAGTTGTACCCTGCTGTGTTATCTCTGTCCAACGCAGGACCACTAGTCATCATGGCCCTCATGCTTGGCATTACATCTAACCCTATGATAGCTTGCTCTATCTGGTTAACCCATGAGTCGTTGCCTAGCTTCGGACGTACCACGTTATCAACGTAGCGCCCTACTGTCTCAGCCCATGACTCACGGCCTTTGCCATCTACATACTTAGCGTAGCGTGACTGGTGTATAAAACTTTGATAGTCTGTTGGTAGTAAGTTACTCATTTGTCTTCCCCTATATTTGTTGGTGCGTACACCTCTCCATTATATTTACTTCCTGTTGCACCTTTACCTGTCTCCACTCCGTTATTGCAGCCTACCACAACTACTAATAAAAAAGCTGTAAAAAAGTATAGTGTTCTCTTTGACCAAAGTATAAACAGTTCAAATGTTTTCTTTGCTTCTATCTCTGCTGATTCCCTTGGTGTCACTTGTAGTACCTATTCCATATGACCATCACAACTATCCAAAGAATTATGGTCATACCTAAATGTATCTGTGTCATGTCAGTCATCTGTTATCCCCACTTCCCTTTATAGTTCCTCGTTCTTTTCTACTCTTTAACTTAGCTAGGTTATTTAACGCTACCTCTGCCATGTCTATCTCTAAGTCACGACACAGTGCAGCAATGTACCATAGCACATCACCTATCTCTGCTGCTATGTCTTCTTTGTTAAACGTATCATCACGCAACATCTTCTTGATTTTACCTTGTACTTCACCTGCCTCATTACCCAAGCCCAACGCAGGGTAGATGATAGGGTCAGTATAGATAGCAGTCTTTACTGCTTCCTTTTGGTAGTACCCCATGTCCATAATGGGTGATTGCATGTCTGCGAAATGGTCTATGTCTTCCTGTGTTATCATTGTCTCTCCTTCACTACTAGATTCTGTATCTTTATATCATCTACATCATGCATGACATTACTTACTAAATCATACACGTCTTCCTTATGACCTTCTTGGTGGGAGGATAAGAAGTTATTCTCTTCATCTACCTCCATCATATATGTAACACTAAACTTACGTTTCATTTGTGCTTCTCTTTGTATACCTCTATGAGTTTGTTTAAATACCATTGTGCCTTTTGTAAATCTTCTAGGCCACCCTTGTAGTCATACCTCCATACGTACTTTAGTATGTTACCTTGTAGGTATCCTTCTTTGTTGTGGTTAGTTGCAGCAAGGATAGCATCAATACATTCTATACCTGCTTGGTTATAGTGTGGTGGATGGTTTACCAAATCTTTTTCCATTTCATCAAAGTCCTTAAACATATCCTCTACATCAAAGTCTATTTCAAACTCTTCTTCTTTACTCATGCTTCACCTAAAGTCTTTGTCCACTTGGTTAATTTAATTACGTTACCTTCTGTTTCATAATCCATTTCTTTAGAAAGTTCAACCTGTGTTTCAGCATATTGTTTAGGAAACATTTCCTTTAACAGTTCATGCCTTGCATCATCAAAGTATTCTATCAGATCAGGATACTCTTCCAGTACCTCAGATGCTGCTGCCATAGTCAGTGCATAATCCATAGCTGCTCTCATAGCTATAGGGTGTTGCTCATCACCAAAGATTAAACCTGTCTTTAGTATACCTGTCCATGATCCATCTTCTTCTGTCTCAGGGCTGATGATTATAGCAACGTCACCATCCTTTAGTTCGTAACCCATTAGGTTCTCCTTTTAACTATGACACGCTGCACTTTCATGCGGTTGCCTTTTTCTAGTAGCCACCCTTCAGGTATAACACGATGTGCCCACTTGAAGTTCTTCTGTTCACACCAGTCACAGTACCTAGACTTAGCTCCTTTATATAATCTTTGTTTAGCGTTGCTGAATACAAACCTGATGTCTAACTTAGGATGCTGTCTCTGTATCTCTATATGTTTTCGTCTATCTGCTGCACTAAATATTCCTTTGGTTTCTATTATGATACCGTTGTCTAACTCAAAGTCAGGTGTGTATGTTCTATAGCGTAAGTCTTCCCACTCTATCTTTATCTTCTCATACTCTACTGTCTTCTGTCTAGTCTTTAGAAACGTAGCAGCCTCTTGTTCAAGACCGCTACGGTATAACATTTTGTTATGTCTACGTGGCAAGGCCATCACCTATTAAAACGTAGTCAATCTGCGGTGGGTTCTTAGCCTTAGATACTCTTGATGGTATTGTTTTTAAAGTATCCCAACACTTATGTTTGAAGCTACAAAATCTACAGGAACTATTGAGTACCATGTTACCTGTTTGCTTCTTGTAGAATGTCTCAGGCACAGGCTTGAAGCATCTTTCAAACGGTTCATCTTTCTCTATATAATTTACCGTTTCCTGAATATCTTCTATGACCTTATCAGAGTCAACCTCCGAAGCACTGACATACTTAAACTCACCGTTGCCTTTGTTGACCACCCACCAACCGCCTACTTCCTTTCCTGCAGCCTTAGAGTAACCTACTAATTGTGGTATGTATCCGAAGCCATCACCCTTTTGTAATGCTTCGAATGAGTCAAACTTATTTGTGTATGACCAAGGTGATGCAGACTTAACATCATCTATCTTGCCATCCATTTCCATGTCGTACTCACCCTTGATCTCCTGTCCATCAGGTAGCTTGAGTGTGACAGTATCATTGTCTTTGAACTCAGTACCTGCTGCACGTAGTAACCCTTTGAACACAGCTTCAACTAGATCACCTAGTATCATGTTCATCAGGAAGTGTGGAGGCAAAGGTAACTTATCTTCAGGGTCATTCTTTTCAAACCACAACTGGCACTTAGGTCTGCCTATGTTAGACATACGTAGTCTGAACGCATCACGTGGTGGTGAGTTAAACTGCTTGTTCATAGCAGCCTTAACATCGGAGGCAACCAAGTCGGTCACCTCCTCTGTCATTGTAGCTTCACCCTTCATAGCCTTTTGCAAGTAGCTAAAGACTTGTAGTTCAGCAGGGTGATTCATTACTCAGCCACCTCTACGAAGTCATTGTTGAGGATCTCACCGACAAGTTCTGCATCATTATCTGTACCCATCTTGGCACGTTCATGGTGTAGATCTAGTATCTTACCGTTGCTAAACTCAATAAGTTCTAAGAAGTCTTTGAGTGTGTCGTTGTCTTCCTTGGCAAGTTCTACACTATCACCTGTGCTTGCTTGTATCTTACCAAACTTAGCACCAGTAGGTATGCTATCTTCGATACCTTCTAGCTTGATGGTAGACATGATAGGTAACATGTTCTTCTTCTTGAAGTTACTCATCACACCATTGATACTCTTCAGGCTGTCACGGTTCTTTACATCCATGACAAACGGTATAGTTGCTGCAGCATCTACTGGCTCACCCTTCTCATTCATAGGGCTGTCCAATGAAACTGTACCGTAGTACACCATGACACGCTTGACTGAGCGCATCAGTTGCTTGGTTGCATCAGGTAGTGAGTTGAAGTCTTCGATGTAACCTGATGGTCTACCTAAGTTGAAGCCACCAATGCTATCCTTCAAGTCACCGTTGAGAGAGTTAGACATCACAGACTTCTCCATCTCTTCTGTCTCACTGTTCCATCTCTGCCATTGATTGCGTTGGGCAAAGACACGAACTGTAGCACCATTACTGTAGACTATATCATCACCTGTCTTGAGGGTGAATGCACCTACTGGTACTACCTCTGTCTTTATCATCTTACCATTGAGATCTACCTCACCCATGATAGGTTGATGTAACATTCCTAAACGTGATATGGATGGCAGGAAGTCTGCGTTACTTGTCTTGACAGACACTCCCATTAGTTCAGCCATTGATTGACCACGTTCATTTGCTACTGCTAGTTCATTACTCATTCTATATCCTTTTTTATAGAGTCAAAGAGATCTTAGTTATACACTAAACATCCACTGTGTCAAGCCAATTCTCTCCTATCTTTGCTTCTAAAAGCATTGGTACATTCATCTTTATTCCATATGTCTCCTCTATTATTTTGTTTAAATCCTGGTTCATAGTCCACACCATTGACAATACTAAGTCTTTCTCGTCAGGGTGTACGTCAACCACCATAGAATCGTGTACAGTATTGACTAAACACGACTTCATATGTCGCAAACGTTCATGCATCTCATTCAACACCACTGGTACTACGTCACCTGTAGCAAAGCCTTGCACTGGGTAGTTCTTTATCATAGTGAAGTGAGTTGGTATACCACTGTGACGTCTTGTCACATCAGGGAAAGCGTATTGTCTACCTGATATGTTTGTTATCTTGAGGAAGCGTAGTGCCTCATCAGCTAGGTTACTGTGCCAGTTGGCTATCCCTTTGTACTTATCATTGAAGTGCTTGTAGTACGTAGCCTCTGCTTTTGTACGTCCGTAACCGCTTGCTCCAAAGAGTGGTGCGAACGTGTGTTCTTTAGCTGCTTGACGTGTTGTTGGTTGCCCTGCATCAGTAATAACTTTTGCTGTGTAAGCATGTACATCGAAGCCAGTTGAAATTTCTTGCATCGCTGTTTCATCCTGTGCCAAGAACGCTGCTGTCCTAAATTCGAGTTGTGCAAAGTCTGCCTCCATAATTAATCCGTTGTCAAATCTTGATACAAATACTTTCTTTACTGGGAATGTACCTCCTCTTGGCATGTTCTGCATGTTGGGATTTCTTCCACTGAAACGGCCTGTGGCTGTAATGTGTTGGGTAAGTCCAACGTGCAGGAATCCATTGTCCTTGGTGTATGTACGTATTCCGTTGACAAAAGCAGATAGATAAGAAGAGATAGCATTGTGACGTTTAAGATCAGAAAGGAAACTGATAGCTTCGTCCATTTTATTCTGTTTAGCAGTTGAAGATAGTACATCTAGTTCATCCTTCCCTGTGTTAAATCCATTGGCACTGACCCACTTCTTGCTTGGTGCAGTGAAGCGTAGTCCTGCTATCTGTTCTGTGTTCTTTAGTTTATACCCTTGTGCATCACAATCCTTGCATCTAGTAGCTCTTGCAAACTTTGTTCCATCTTTCTTAGTTCTGAATACCTTACCCTGCCCTTCGCAACTTGTGCAGGTGTAAGCCGTTGTCCTGTAGATCGGTGAGGAGTTGGCTGCAACGGCATCCTTAAA